CGGAAAATAGTATGAACAAGAAACTCTTTGACAAGGTTAAAAGTCTGTGTAAGGACACTGGACTTTCGGAGAAGTACCTTAAAGCGATAACCGAAAAGCTCGGTGGCAGCGTTGAGGATGATTCTACCGATGAGGCAGCGATTGAGACGGCTGCAAACTTGGTGGCTGACGTGGCAAAGGAAAGCCAGGCAGAGGCAACCAAGTGGGCGCAAAAACAGAAGGATCCTAAGTTTACGACTACTGATCCCGATGATGATTCTGACCCTGACGATGATCCAGACGATGATCCGAAGAAAAGGCACAAGGGTGGCAATTCTGAGGTTCTGGCCTATCTGAAAAAGATGGAAAAGAAGATTGACGATCAGGCAACGGAATTGGCAACTATGAAGGCTGAGAGGGCAAAGGGTGAGCGCACAGCCACCATCCAGAGCCTCATGGCAACCCACAAGATCCCTCAACACCTACAGGCACGTCTGGCTAAGTCTATCTCAGACGAAGAGGATGCTGAGGCAGTGATCAAGGAATACAAACAGGAGCTTATCACCAATGGACTTGTAACCGAAGATTCAGAGGGTAGCAAGGCAGCAAGTGAAAAGCAGGTCGATGAGGCCGCTGACGATTTGCTGGAATCAATAACAGTTAAAGATTAAGTAAAATGAAACGCAAGAAAGGATCATTTACTGGATCGAGACCAATCTTCACAGGTTCACCAAGCATCGTGCCTGGCGGCTTCAACCTGGACGTGACAAACCAATCCTTCAAGGTTGGTGACACGATCCCACAGGGTAGCGTGGCCAAGTTTGATGAACAGGCAAGGCTGGTACAGATCCTAAAGACCGCTGAGGTGGTCGATGTTGACACGGACGATAACAAGATCGTCTCTCTGCGTGTCGCTGAGTTCTTTGAGCCTATCTTTGTCGTAGGTGACAAGGTGGCTAAGGCAGATGCCATTTCTGGCACTTTTGCCGCTGCTGCTGCTATCACCAAGATAGACAGGACAAAGACAACGTATGTCGTAACCCTGGATAAGGCTATTACTGGCCTTGCTAAGGGTGATACTCTTGAAGAGGTGGTGTCTGCCACGTCTGCTGAGATCGTTGCTGGTATTCTCGTTACCCACGGACAGAGCGATCATGTCTATATGGTCACTCCTGGACTTGACATTTCCGCTGGTGACAAGGTGATGAACTATCCCCTTGCTGAGGGTGCGCTTCTGGCCAACGCCATTGCCGTAACCTCATACGATGCCGCAACAGGCAAGCTGGTGCTTGCATCCGATCCTGCCGATGCCGCTGCTGGCGATAAGCTGGTTAAGGTGTTCGCTGACGCTACTACTGCTACTTTGGCCGCTACCACTCAGGCCGTGGCCGCTGAGAGATTCACAGGTGGCTCCCTGACCATCGCTGACGTTGATGTTGATGAGTTTGAGACCGCCATTGATGTAACTGCTGACACGATGCAATACGCCCTCCTGGAGAGGCGTGTGCCGCCCATCCCTGCCAGCCAGAAGGATGCAACAGGAATGTTCCTGAAAGGCAATCCGCACATCAAGCTCTCTAAGTCGTATTAACAACTAAAAGACGTTTGAGAAATGCTATCAATTTTCACAACCAAATTCAAGGGCTTGCACAAGAATGGTGCGCCTCTTGATCTCCTGGCAACATGGAGAAAGACTTTTGATAAAGCCTCTGAACGTGAGACCACATTGTTCCAGAAGATGTACTGTGATGAGTGGTTTGAGTTCAACACACCTCAGATGAGCCTTACCGCTGAGGCAATCGTGGGCAAGTACCGCCTGCGCTTCATGGCAACGCTCCTGGGTGATGAATCTCCCACACCTCTGAGGCGTTCCGATGGCTTTGATATTTGGACTAAGGAGATCCCACGTGTCGGCCATAAGTTCCCGATGCCAGCAAGGGATCTGCGTAAGCTCCATGAGATTTACGAGAATCCGAGGCTGAAAGAGGCCGATAAGGTAAGGCAGATCGAAAAGACCCTGAAACACGATGTTCAGGACGCTTACCTGGGCTGCAAGGATGTGATGGACTTCATCATCCTCACTGTGATGTCTAACTGGGGTGTCTGTCAGTTCACTCCTGACGTAAACAACCCTGGTGGCCGTAGGTATGAGGTGGACTATCTGATGGGCGAGAGCAACAAGATCATGTCCGCTTTCAACTGGACTACTGCCAACACCAAGGCTGGAAAGATCGTTCCTATCCTTTTCCTGGCAATGCTCTGTGCAGATCTGAGGCAGAGGGGCATTGAGCCTGGTGAGATCCTTATGAGCCAGGATCTGTATTTCTGGCTGAGGATGGATCAGACCACACGCCTGCTGGCACACGGCTCTGACAAACAGGCTCAGATCGTGAAGGAGAGCGAGCTGACTGCACTCCTGGAAGAGAACCAGATCCCGAAGGTTACTGTGATCACGCGCAAGTTCGGCATTGACCGTGACGGTGTGCGTAAGACCCTGGAACCCTGGAACCACAACTTTATTGCCATCAAGCCTGCTGGCAAGATCGGTGAGATTCAGCCTGCCATCGAGGATAGCGAGCTGATCCCTGAGAAAGATGTGGACTACATCGATGCTGGCAACGGCATCCGCATTGCCAAGTGGTGTACGGGTGAAAGCACTAACCAGGTGGCCGCTGAGTACACTCAGGGATCAGGCCGTCTGCTGCCTCTGATTACGGAAATTGACGCGATCATCTGTGTTCAGGTGCGTGGCATGGTTGAGAAGGTCGTGCCTGCTGACGAACAGGGCAACGAGCGTATGTACTGGACTAAGTATGAGTACGAAAACGGTGTTGCTCCAACTGTAGATAACAGCGAGACGCTTGAAGAGGGTTAAGGGCTATGGTTACGGTTAAGCTGAAAGCCCTGAAACCTTTCAGGGATATTACGGACAAGTCCGTTGTCAATGTTGGTGATGTGCGGGAAACTCAGGACGTGAAGCGAGCCAACAACCTGATCAGCCGTGGCCTGGCTACGGTGGCACAGATCGAGGTTGCTGAGGATGCTGACAAAGCCAACGGTGTTGATGGTGGAGAGGGTGGCAAAGCCCCTGCTGGAACCCCTGGAAAGGTGGCTTTCAGAGGTGCTGAGTACGATCCCCAAGTGATCAAGGATGCAATGGTAGCCGTGGAGATTCCTGTGGCTCCTAACGCTGGCGAAAAGGGCATAGCCAACAGGCTTACCCAACTCACAGAGGATCAGGCAAACGCCCTGGCCGAAAAACTCACTAACAAAGAATGATCGATTATGAAGTCAATCTGTCAGGCACTCATAGATGAGGTGCATTATTCAATACCTGTAGGGTTTGTAGAGAACGTGCTGATCAAGCGTGGCTTTGACGAATCAGCACCTTTCACAAGGGAGGTCGCTGTCAGCAAGGGCTACAAGGGTGCTCTGGCAGATTGCCTTTACTCTCTAATTCAGGCCGTAAACTTTTCTGAATCGGACAAGTCTGTAGGCAATCTGACTGACGATCAGAGGCGGCTGGTACTAAAGCGTGTAAACGCCCTGTATGACGAGATCGGTGAGCCTTTGGTTGACGAAGGTAAGCCAGAAGTTGAATGTCTCTACCTGTAGGATCTATGGCAGTTCTGAACATGAAACCGCACGTGGCCTGGGTGTGCCAAAGCACAGGCAACAGCGTGGATGAGGATGGTAACACCATCTTCGGAACTGACGAGTGGATCGAGCTGTCTAAGTGTGATGTCGTGCCTGCTGGACAGGCAAACAAGATACCATACGGTGACGGTGAGACCACAACCTATGCCTACACTGTCTATCTGCCTGTGACGTGCAGAGACCTCTCAGTCGGTGAGAGGCTTCGCTTGCAGCCATTTGGCGGTGACGTATCAGAGACCGTTCACCTGGTGAAGGGATTCCACCGATACCAGCACCAATGCAAAGCGTGGATCTGATGGGAATACACTGTACCACACCTGTTGAACAGTTCCACCTCTATCAGAAGGTGGCAAAGATCGTGAGCGAGGAAACTATACGCGCTCTCGCTTACCTGGGTGAAAAGAGTGTAGTGCGTATCAGAGACCGTGAAGCGGAAGAAAGCTGGATCGATCACACAGGCAACCTAAGAAGCTCCATCGGGTATGCCGTCTATGAGCGCGGAAAGAAGCAGATAGCCTCTGACTTTGAAGTAGTGCTGAACGGTGAGCATGGAGCCAAGGAGGGTGCAAAGTACCTGGATCAGATAGCCACACAGTATGCACAGACATACGCCCTGGTGGTAGTGGCTGGAATGAACTATGCCGAATATGTTGAGGCCATTGAAGGAAAGGACGTGCTGGCATCCACTGAACTGTGGGCAAAGGCAAAGGTTGACGAATACATGAAGAAAGCAAAGGCGAGAGCCGAAAAGCGCATTAACATACTCCTGAAATGAGACAGACAAGTGACGATATACTGACACGGATCTATCGATACGTCAAGGCTACAGAGCTGGCTGAGACGATCAGCGGTGAGGTGATCAAGTGGAAAGATCGCAAGGTCAATTCCAGGGCTGAGGATATTGTTATCAAGATCCTGGCTAATCACCTTGCACAGAGACAGGAGGCATACGTGAACGTGAATATCTATGTGCCTGACGTTGAATCGGACGGCCACTTTGAAAAGAACGATACGCGGTGCAATGAGCTTGAAAGGCTGTCTATGGACTTGCTGGAAGTATTCTGGGTGGGAACAGCCAGGGTAACGTGTGAAGAGCAACAGACCTATGCCGTGGCAAACGGACGTGAGCACGTAATCAATAATAAGCTATTATTCACAATAGAAAACAGTAATAAAAATGCCAAACGAGACAACTAAGATCCTGGGCTGGGGCAGATGCTCAGTCGGAGATCACGATGACATTGTGGAGGGCAGCACCTCCCTGTCTGTAGAAGAGGGTCAGGAGCAGGAGGCCAACATTGAGGGCGGTTCCGCTGAAGGTCGAAAGAAAGCACCTGACAAGTATATCCTGACCTATCGGAGGCGCGTTGGTAGTGCCTCTGAGGTTGAGGTGGGCTTCACGGAGAACGTGGAAAGCGTTACGGTCACTCCTGAGAATGACGGAGCCGTTGGCGTTACCCTCTCCAACGTGTCAAAGCACGTAGCCGTTGGCTTTGACAGCACCGATGGCCTGGTAGCTATCTATACCTACAAGACCAAAGGACAGACAAACGCGCAAGGGCAACTGTCAGACATTGCGCTGAACTAAGGTTCGGCACGAAACCTTACGATGGCTCAGGTGAAAGCGGCCATCATCCCTGGTAGCTCAGTTGGTTAGAGCACTA